TAAGCGCCGGCCAGAAGGCCTTCGTTACGAGAGTGACATCTCTCGGGCTTACGACTTACATAAATAACAATGAGTGGGGGACTAATCTGGCCTCCCCAGGCAAAGCTAACTTCACCTTATTCGGCCAGACCGTAGGTGTTAGATCACCACTAAAATTTTGGTCTCCGATCACATCGCTGCGTCTTTGACTAGGGAAGAGCACACAAGAACCAAATTGGTCCACTCGTGAGTTTTATCCACCGACAACTACCCCAGACTTTCTCCGGGATCGCCTCTACTTATCTGAAGTAGTTGCCCTGGAGGCCACTTTCCGAGCCACCCGACGGCAACGATACCACATATCAAGTTCTTTGAACATGAAATGCGGGTCCTTAGCCTTCGGGCGGGTCAATACGTCAGCAACGGGGCGCAAGGCTTGAAGCCTTGCGAAATAGTCCCGGTACTGACTATAAATCTCAGAAAGCGTACCCTCTACCGGTTGAGCGACCCACTCTTCTACCTCCTTCATCTGCATCACGGCGCTTACACTTATAGCACCGCGAACGACTCCAAACACGTCTGGTGACTGAAATACATCATTCACCATACGGTTCATAATCTCAAACCACGCCGGATAATTAACCTTCATCACCCAATCTTTCAATTCGGCGAATCGGGTTAACTCCCGACGAAGCGAAGACTTATAAAAGTCGACAACAGACTGAATCACGCCCTGCGTGGCTTGGTCTGCCACAGTTCCGAATTCGACCGCAGTCGAAATCCCGAACCAGGCGTCCCAGTGTTTCGCCCCGAAAGGCGAAGCTGGGTGTAAAAGAGCAAGAATGGTATTTCTTAGTTTCCGCCCCGGAATACTTTCCAACTTTTGCGTCAGTCGGGCCGTAGACCGGTAACCAAATCCAAGCGATCGTAATACTGACGCCAGGCGAATAGGCCCTAACGAGGCACATCGACTTACCAACTCCATCATACACGTTAGCGAACGGTTAGAAACCGCGAACTCACGGAATGATAGAGGGGTAACATCGACCCCACGTAGGACCATGCGCTTCGCAAACTCAAAAGACCCCCGTACTCCTGGTAGCGATTTAGCTAGGCTAAGCGTAACACCTAACTTCCGACACATGTACTCGTATCGTCTGGCGACTTTACCGTCCCCTATGACGATATCATCACCCAAAATACCATAACCCTCAAACCAGCCCTCATGGCCCTCCAAATACGCACAATATTGAATGAGTGCGTGATGGGAGATAGAAAACGCCGCCCAAGAAGAATAGGCTCCCATAGGCTGTCCGACAGCATATCGGACCTTTGACACTGAGGAGTTTTTAGAGAAGTACGATTTGTACTTCCCCTTCACACACCAGTCATTTAAGACAGGGATAGAAAAATCTCTCCCTGCCATCAAAGTCTCCCATAGAACACCCAACTCCTCATTGAAAAGCGCTTGTATGATCACCCGCTGGACCCCACGTGGAAACCGGTCGGTCGCTGACGATAGATCGTAGGACCAGAACTTACGCCCAGGCGAAGCCGCTAGAGATCGAAGATACTCTACCGTCTCCACCTGATCGAAAGTGCCGTCCAAACGAACGTCGCCCCGACATAAGCCCTTCAAGACTTTCAAAAGAAAGTCATGAAAGGGTTTCAGGGACACTTGGGACCAGTAGTCAATCATCGCAAATATCCGCACTTTCCCGGGCTCATATTTTAAAGAAAGACGCCCGACAGGGCCTCTATTATAGTCCATCCTCGGATCTCCGCCCCAATCTTGTTGATAGGGATCTCCTCGGGAGGCCCCGACGATCGCAGGCATAAGCCAGCGGAAGTCGAGGTATTCCGAGTACTTGATAAAGGAAGACCACAAGGGGCTACAGGACAACGAAATCGCGTCCTTAACCAGGTTATTAAGCTGGGTAGACCCTTGTACCGAGTTTGGACCACTCTTTAAAATAGCTATAAAATTACCTTTGAAGTAACCCATAAACCCTTTTTCTCTCGCCTTATCGAACTCCTTATCGAAAAGGTAAGGCAGTCTGCGATACAGAAGCTTCACAAACTGATTCTGGGCCCACGCTTCAAAACGGGTAACCACTACCGTAGACCCCACAAATGGGTCTAGGATAGAGTCCAAACTAGCCGCCGCCTTCCAGTCTACGATCCTATACAAGGAGAATAGACTGGTCCACAGACGGAGGATCGAAAGATCACCCCGTCGAATGGCACGGCGATGGATAGCAGGAATTACTCGCGGAAAGCCCGTGGCAGTCACAGATACTGCAACTCCTAACTCTCTACCATGCATCTTCCGGCCTACCACCGCATTCTGCAGTAGGACCAGGCAAGCCTTCAGATACACTGCATAACCCGGATTTCCCTGATTACGCACCACCCTCACACTCCATCGAGCGAAATGGAGGATTCCTCCGGCACTCGTATGCGAAATCTTCCCTATGATCAGAAAGGCAAATCTATTCAATCTGCCGACTAACCACGACTCGGATTTTAGACCGAGTTGCCAAACGCGTGGTGACCATAACTCCTTCAAAAAAGGATAAAATTGTTTTGATAAATTTTTCATAATAGTTGTATCTAGAAGTTATGGGACCAGTTGCTTCTTCGGTTTCGCTTCACCATCTCTGGCTACGCGGCCGCAGGCACCCCGTCAAGGGACGTACTGGGGAACGCTGAGGTTATCTTACCATACACTTTCATGCAGGGAAGGTACCTCGACCTTCTGAGTGAGAGGATGGGGGGTCTACGATAGACCCTGTTGAGCCCTAAGAAGGGCCCCACCTTGACTCAGACGAGGCCTGACTGTTCGCATAAGGCGGCATTTCCGATTCAGAGATCAGAAGGAAAGGGCACTGGTTCTTATGTCCAGTTGTTGCTTACCCGATGACGCTGGCTCGCCAACGGCCTTCCTCCTAATCTTTATTTTAACACACTTTACCCCCAAGACCCAGGAACCCGGAACCATCCGGTACTCCTGGTGACGTAGGATAGATCATCAGTCTCACAGACAAAGGACCTAACCTTTAGGGTGCTCGAGTGTGTCCGGTTTAGCCGGGCGCGCTTTTGCGCCAGCGCCCCTCACGGGGC